CTTTCCATCGTCACGTAGTTATGCCAGATGCTGATTTATCTTCAGAAGACTCTGACGTATCAGCGATCTGCACCACTGTTTTTACACAAGCATGTAAAGATGCATACGCGGCGCATGTCGCATCACAAGGAGTTTAAATTATGGCAGCAACATGGTCTGTATCAACACTTGAAAGAAACACAGCAGACGGTGGTGTCACTGTCGTACACTGGAGAGTCTCAGACTCAGAGACTGTAGGAGAAGATACTTATACTGCTTCTTCTTACGGTACTTGTGGGTTTTCGCCAGACCCTTCAGACGAATCTTTTGTGGCTTATGAGAGCCTCACAGAAGCTGGTGTACTCCAGTGGTGCTGGGATGGGGACGTAGACAAGGATGCTGTTGAAGCTTCTTTGACCGCTAAAATTGCAGAAGACAAAAACCCAACATCAGCTGCAGGAGTACCGTGGTAATGGACCTCTGGACAATCATCAACATTTTCACCGCTGTCGTTACGCTGGCCTCTGCGATTGCAGCAGTCACGCCTACGACTAAGGATGACGAGTTCATCGCTAAGTATCTCAAGCCAGTCATTGACGCGCTTGCGTTGAATGTCGGGAACGCTAAAAAGTGACTGAGGAAGAGCGCAACTTAGCTCTGGACGCCCTTGAGCGCATAGCACAACACGAGAAAGAGTGTGGTGAGCGTTGGGCTGAAGCAGTAGTGGAACTCCGTGAGCTACGCAAAGTCACGGACTCTCATGCTGCTCGCTGGGAAAAACTTGCGTGGCTAGTAGTCGGCACTGTGTTGACTACAGCTTCTGCTGCTATGGTTAGTATCTTATGGTAGAACTGAGTGACAACACGGACGTTACGATACCGCTTAGGAATCTCGTAAGTATTGTCTTGGGTGTAGCGATTGTAACTGCAGGGTACGCTGACTTAAACTCTCGTATTACTACGTTGGAACACGGGCAGTCGATACAGGACATGACGATACGTGAGAACGCTGCGTTTGTCCGTGAATGGCCACTTGGTTTACGCGGAGCCTTACCAGATGATCTGATACAGAACGCTAAGATTATAGCTCTGGAGGACAAGCAGGCAGAGCTACAGCGTTTACAGGAACGTATAAATCAACTTCAGATTGACATAAATAGAGTCTCAGGCATCAACGAAACACATGATGAAAAACTAGAGACTTTATTTGACATCTGGAACAAACAGGTAGTAAACTAGTGATAGACAAGCTCATAGGACCAGTCACAGGACTTCTGGACAAGTTCATAGAGGACAAGGATCAAAAGAACGCCTTGGCCCATGAGATTGCCACGATGTCCGAAAGACACGCTCAGGAGCTTGCTAAGGGACAGCTGGAGGTCAACAAAGCTGAAGCTCAGCATAAGTCCTTATTTGTCTCCGGGTGGCGTCCAGCGGTGGGATGGTGCTGTGTTTTTGGCATGATGGGAAACTTTATGGTGATACCGTTTACCAACTTTGTGCTTGCGTTGCTAAAGATTGAAGTAGTAGTACCTCTGATTGACACGGCTACTATGATGCCAGTGTTGATGGGGATGCTTGGGTTGGGCGCTATGCGGACCTATGAGAAGCGTACAGGAGTGTCTAAGTAATGTCTATGTTAGACTTAGGTAATCTGATTACTACGCCTACTATAGACTTGTCTCAGTACAATTTTACAGGCGGGATGCTTACGCCTACAACTCCTACAACTACAACAGACCAGCCCAGTGGTGCAAACCCCGGTGTCATTTCAGCATACACAATAGGCTTTCCGGGTTTGTCGGATGACGAAGTTGCAGCGATGCTGGGCATGGAGTTTACTGGTGATCGTGACCAAGACCAGATGGTGATGGACGCTGTAGAGTCAGCACGTAACCAAAACGCCATTGCAACAGGGACTTACCCTAGTCAAGCAGAAATTGACCAGCGTACTGCTTCTTTTGAAGCTACAATGGAGCAGCTACGCAATGATCCTGCTATGCGTGAAGCATGGGGCATTGACAGGGATGTACGTCGTTTTGACATAGGTACTATACTTAGAATTGCTGCTTCTTTCGCTATACCACTGGCTTCTGGTGCTATAGTAAGTGCTTTGAATCTTAGCGGAGCCACTGCAAATATTACTCAGGCTGCTCTTGAAGCTGCATTTTCTTCAGTCACTGGTCAACCACCAACGTCTGCATTGACAGCGTTGTCTTCTGCTTTTGGCGCTGCAGGCAATCTAGCGGAGTCTATTAATGCTTTTGCAGAAGGCGTTAGTTTAGCTGACCAGACAACGACTGTTTTGGATACAGCCCAAGACATAGCCAGAGCTATTGCAATATACACTAATGCAGGACGTGCTATAGAGTCTATTCAAGAAGTTGCTGATGCTCTGACTAGAGAAGGCTCTGAAGATAAATCTGATGAAGAAATTATTGAAGAAGTAACTGGCGAAGACCGCAGAGATGCTCCACCAGAAGAAGAAGACACAGCAGCACAACTTGAAGCCGAAAGACTAGCTAGAGAAGAAGAAGAAGAAGAACGACGGTTAGCAGAAGAACAAGCCGCAGCTGAAGAAGAAGCTAGACTTGCCGAGGAACAGAGGCTTGCTGAGGAAGAAGCAGAAAGACAAAGGCTTGCCGAGGAACAGAGGCTCGCAGAAGAAGAAGCAGCTGAAGCAGAACGTCAGAGGCGCGTTAATCTTTCTGAAGACCCTAACTTTAGAGACTGGGTAGAGCTTACTTTAATCGAAGGAGGCACTCAAGGAGGCATAGACCCCAACAGAGACGACTTTGACAGTCTTGTGGATATTGTCTTACGAGGAGTTGCTTCTGGTGATTTTTCTGGTTTAAGTGACTTAGATAGCGACACCAGAAACCGAGTCAGTTCGGCTTTAGTTGGACAAGTTCCTTACGATCCTGTAGAAAACTATGGTGAACAACTAACTGCTATAGAAGACGAAGCAGCACAAGCAGCAGCAGACTTAGAAGCCGAAAGACTAGCTAGAGAAGAAGAGGAGAGGCGCTTAGCAGAACAAGAGGCTGCTAGAGTCGCCGCTGAAGAAGAAGCCGCTAGGTTAGCAGAAGAAGAGGCTGAAAGACAAAGGCTCGCAGAAGAAGAAGCTGAGAGACAGAGGCTTGCTCAAGAGGAAGCTGACAGAATAGCTGAAGAAGAACGACTAGCAGCTGAAGAAGCAGCAAGAATTGCTGAAGAGCAACGACTAGCCGCTGAGGAAGCAGCAAGAGCAGCTGCAGAAGAAGCAGAGAGACAAAGGCTTGCAGAAGAAGAGGCTGAACGTCAACGTATAGCAGCTGAGGAAGCTGAAGCTGCAAGAATAGCCGCCGAAGAAGAAGCTGCTAGATTAGCTGAAGAGCAACGCTTGGCTGCTGAGGAAGCAGAACGTATTGCTGCGGAAGAAGCTGAGAGACAGCGGTTAGCTGAGGAAGAAGCAGAGCGTCAACGCATTGCAGCTGAAGAAGCTGAAGCAGCGCGTATAGCTGCCGAAGAAGAAGCTGCTAGATTAGCTGAAGAGCAGAGGCTTGCTGAAGAACAGGCAGCTGCAGAAGAAGCAGCTAGGTTAGCGGAAGAACAGCGGTTAGCTGAGGAAGAAGCAGAGCGTCAACGTATAGCAGCAGAAGAAGCTGAAGCAGCACGCATAGCTGCCGAAGAAGAAGCTGCGCGTATAGCCGAAGAAGAACGTCTAGCAGCAGAAGAAGCGGCTAGGTTGGCTGAAGAACAGAGGCTCGCAGAAGAAGAAGCTGAGAGACAGAGACAGGCAGCAGAAGAAGCTGAGCGTCAACGTATAGCAGCAGAAGAAGAAGCTGCTCGTATAGCCGAAGAAGAACGCTTGGCTGCTGAAGAAGCAGCACGTATAGCTGCCGAAGAAGCTGAAGCTGCAAGAATAGCTGCCGAAGAAGCTGAAGCGGCACGTATAGCTGCTGAAGAAGAAGCCGCTAGATTGGCCGAAGAGCAGCGTCTAGCTGAAGAAGCTGAAGCGCAAAGACAAGCAGAAGCTGAGGCTGCTAGAGCAGCTGCTGAAGAAGAAGCAAGGCGTCTAGCTGAGGAACAAGCTGCAGAAGAAGCACGTAGAGCAGAAGAAGCAAGACTGGCTGAAGAAGCTAGGCTAGCTGAAGAAGCTAGGTTAGCTGAAGAAGCACGATTAGCTGAAGAGGCTAGGCTGGCCGAAGAAGCCAGAGCAGCTGAAGAAGCTAGAGCAGCAGAAGAAGCAGCTAGAGAGTTAGAAGAAGGTGACGAAGACTTAAGAGACGGAGACACTGATTTTGACGAAGTAATTCCTTTTGAAGACGACGGTGTGTTTATTCTTGATGTACTACAGGAAGCTGACTTTAACGCAGGTAATGACGTAGTTCTTGCTGACGGTACTGTTATCAACAACAGAACACACGAGATGACAGGCACTCCCGGTTTCGGCGGTGGTGTCTTAGTAACTGAAAGACCAGAAGTTACTGAAGAAGCTGGCGGCGGTGGTGCAGAAGTTAGTGGGGACGATAGTGGTGCTGTAGACACGACAACAACTGAAACAGATCTGGCTGATGCTGGAGAAGGGGACACAATTTACGCTGATGAGCCGTCTACTGGACTTGACATAGATGACAGTACTGATGTGCTAATAGATCAGCTTGAAGAAGCTATCGAAAACGAAACAGATGAAGCGACACGAGAAGACTTAGAAAGAGTCTTAGAAGAGCTAGAGGACACAGAAGTCGAAGATACAGAATCAGTAGAACAGCCAGAGCCTGATGTTTTTGATCCAGAAGAAACTGTGGTTGAAACAGAAACAACAGAAGAAGGTGCTGTAGACGAAGACGAAGATGATTTTATATTTATCCCTAGTTTTCCTGAAGAAGAGGGAGAAGCAGATACCGGAGCAGATAGCGAGGTAGATACAGTAGTTGACACCCAAGCTGATACTGAAGTAGATACGGTAGTTGACACTGGGGTTGATACTGAAGTAGATACAGTAGTTGACACTGGGGTTGATACTGAAGTAGATACAGTAGTTGATACAGGAGTTGATACTGAGGTTGATACTGGGGTTGATACTGGAGACGGTGCTACGGACGGTGTAGGTGAAGAAGGTACTGGAGAAGAAGGCACTGGCGAGGAAGGAGTAGGCGAAGACGGTACTGGAGAAGGCGAAGGTGGCGACGGAACTGGAGAAGGCGAAGATGACGAAGACGCCCCAGCGGCAAAACCCAGAGGTATGATGGCTGCTAGTAGATTTCAACCGTATGCTGGCGGTGGTATTCAAGGTCCGTTTCCGGGCTTTGTGGCAGTAGAGTATCAGCCTAAAGATTACATGATGGAACTAGACCGCATTATTGGCGAAAGTTTGTTTGGAGATATGATTTCATGACTTATCTTAATTTAGTCAACAACGTACTCAGGAGGCTTCGTGAAAAAGAAGTTGCTTCTGTGCAAACCACAGATTACAGTAAGCTCATTGGTGACATCGTTAATGATGCCAAAGATCTCGTGGAGAACTCATGGGACTGGTCTGCACTCAGGACTACGCTTACGATCACTACAACTGCTAACGTGTTCAACTACGCACTCACTGGTAGCCAGAACAGCATCAAGGAGTTGAACGTCCTGAATGACACGTCTAATCTGATTATGCGGTATCAGACAAACAACTGGTTTGACGAGGCGTACTTGATTTCTGAGCCACGCACAGGTGCACCTGAGTACTTTACGTACAACGGTGTGAACACAGCGGGAGACACACTGGTTGACTTGTATCCTAAGCCTGACGGTGTGTACTCACTGCGCTTTAACTGCGCCCTGCGTAACCCTGATCTAAGTGCTGACGACGATACGTTGAAGATACCTTCAATGCCTGTAGTGCACTACGCAGTGGCACTGGCGGCGCGTGAGCGTGGTGAAACTGGTGGGACTTCGACTGCAGAGTACTTCCAAATAGCCAACAAGTACCTGTCCGATGCGATTGCACAGGACGCAGGTAGACACCCAGAAGAAACAATATTCTACACCCCTTGAGGTTTGTATGGCGCAAGAACTCAAAAGCATTAATCTTGTAGCACCAGCGTTCCAAGGCATTAACACCGAAGACGCTCCGCTTGCTCAGGACCCATCTTTTGCTGAGACTGCAGACAACGCAATCATTGACAGAAGAGGTCGTATTGCTGCTCGCAAAGGGCTCAGCGTAGTTACTACTAACAAAACACAACTAGGGACTGACTACCTAAGCGCAATAAAAGAGTTCAGGGACGACGCTGGTAACACTAAAGTCTTCTCTGTGGGCAACAACAAGATACTCAGTGGCACAACCACGTTGGCTGACGAGACTCCCGGCAGCTACACTATTAGTGCCGACGAGTGGAAGATGGTTAACTTTAATGACAACATTTACTTCTTCCAACGTGCACACGAGCCGCTTGTGTACAACAACTCAAGTGGATCAGTAGTCAAACTCAGCACAGTCTCAGGTGCTGCTGGCGTTACTTCCGCTAAGTACGGCAACGAAGTGTTAGCAGCGTTTGGACGCTTGTGGACAGCTGATTTTGCTACGGACAAATCCACAATATATTGGTCTGACCTGTTGATAGGACATGACTGGTCAGGTGGTACGTCAGGATCTATAGACATATCTAAAGTATGGCCCGACGGTCATGATGAGATTGTAGCACTAGCTGCACACAATAACTTACTCATTATTTTTGGCAAACGTAGCATAGTTGTGTACGCTGGTGCTGATACACCTGCTTCGATGGCTCTAGAAGACACTATATCTGGTGTTGGCTGCGTAGGCAGAGACACGGTGCAGTACACAGGTGTAGACGTAATCTTCTTGGACAAAACGGGACTAAAAAGCCTTGGTAGGACAATACAAGAAAAGTCCCTACCCATTTCCAACTTGTCCGGTACAATTACTAAGGACATTATGCAGCGAGTGGCTGAAGCTAACGAACTCTACAAGTCTGTGTACCATCCAGAAGAAAACTTTTATTTATTGACTTTTATTAATCAGAACATCACCTACTGTTTTGACATTAGAGGCACTTTAGAAAATGGGTCCTACAGAGTCACACGATGGCCCTCTACGGGGTTTACTTCGTATGAGCGTAGGGACAATGGGGACTTACTTATCGGCAGCACAAACGGACTAGGGACTTACTCAGGGTATCAGGACAACGGTAGTC